CAGCAGGTCAAGGTCGAGTACGTCAACGCCCGGGCATCGGCCCAGAAGCCAGCTGTGGCGTTCGCTTCCCGAGCGGAGGCGCGCAACGGGGTTGCAGCCCAACAGATTCCCTCTGCCGCCGAGGCCGAGGTCAACAAAGGAAAGGAGGGCGCCATGCCCACCCTGAAGGAAGGCCTCGCGCAGAAGCTCGGCATCGCCGCCGACGCCGACGACGAGACCGTACTCAAGGCGCTCGACGAGGCGCTGACCGAACGCGCAGACACCACCGCGAGCCAGGACGCCGATGGCGACATTCCGGCCGAGCAGCTGGTGGCCGCTGCGGCCAAGGCCGGACTGGTTCTCGTCAACGCCGAGAAGTTCGACGAGACCGTGCAGGCCGCGCAGCTCGGCGCCCAAGCCTTCGCCCGCCAATTGCGCGACAGCGACACCGCCCTCGTCGAGGCCGCTATCCGCGACGGCAAGTTCCCTCCTGCGCAGCGCGATCACTACCTGGCGATGCTCGACACCGACCGGGACCGCACCACCACCCTGATCGGGCAGATGGCCAAGGGATTCATCCCCGTCGCCGAGGTCGGGCACAACCACGTGCCGCAGAACGAGAAGGAAGACGACCTGGGGTGGTTCAACACCGCCCCGACTGAACCCGAGCGAAAGGACGGCTAAAAAACCATGGCGAACGAAAATGTGGGTGTGTACGAGCCGGGCCGTGACATCACGGGCCGCGCGTCGGCCTCCGTCACCGGTAAGCGGTTCCTGAAGATCAGCGGCAACCGCTCGAGCGGCAACATCGCGGTGGCGCATGCGGACGCGGCTGGCCGCGTGTGTGGCGTCTCGAAGTACGACGCGGCTTCCGGTGACATCGTCGGTGTGGCCCGCGGCAATTCGCGGGTCACCTTCGTGACCGCCGGCGCCAACATCGCCGCCTTCGCCGAGGTTGAGGTCGGCTCCAACGGGCAGGCCGTCACCAAGGCATCGGGTGTGGCCGTCGGCTACGCCGTCACCGCAGCGACGTCGGGTGCCGACGCCGAGATCAGCCTCTACTAGAGAAAGGGACTGACCACCATGCCTACCTCCCAGATCACCTTCCCACTGGGCGCACCAACCGTCAGTGGAACCACCCTGACCGTCGAAACTGCGCTGGCGCAGCCCGGCCGCATCACCAAGCGGCTCGCGGACCTGACGCTGCAGAAGTTCATCATCGACAAGCTGTTCTCCCGGTCCGGTGCCAGCACCAAGGCCGGGGCGATCATCTACGACGCGGTGACGGCCAACGATCTGTACCTGGACCGCGACGTCGAGCAGCGCGGCCCGACCGACGAGTACCCCACCGTGGGTGGCTCGCGGCCGGCCCCGAAGGTCGCGAAGTCCGAGGACTGGGGCGGCAAGTTCCCGGTTTCCGACGAGGCGCTCACCCGCAACGACCGCTTCTACATGGACAACCAGACCCGCCAGCTCGGCAACACGATCGTCCGGAAGGTCAACAGCCGCACCGTCGCCGTGCTCGAAGCGGTGATCTCGTCGCTCGGCGGCGCCGGCGTGATCACAGGCCACAACTGGACCAACGTCACCCTGACCGGCACGAGCCCGACGGCGAACAACGCGCGCCCGTTCGCCGACTTCATGGCAGCGCAGCTGGCGGCCGACGTCGAAGAGCTCGGCAACGAGTTCAACGTCTGGATCATGAACCCGCAAGAGTGGTACAACCTGCGGATCATCTACGGCCCGGATCTCACCAGCATTCTGGCCGATGCGGGGATCTCGTACTTCGTGTCCAACCGGGTCACCCCCGGCAGCGCGTACGCGGCCGTCGAGGGCCAGGTCGGATTCGTCGACTACGAAAAAGAACTGCAGACCGAGACCTGGCGCGAACCGAAGAACCGCACCAGCTGGGTCCAGGCGTACGTCATGCCGATCATGGGCGTGACGAACCCGTACGCGGTCAAGAAGATCACTGGTCTGGCGGGCTGATCGGATGAGCAGCACGACCGTAACCAAGACGATCACGACGGCCCTCTGGGACTACACAACCCCGCAGGGAACTCGTCGGATCGGGTATCGCGGCGAGGTTGTCGAGCTTTCGGCGCAGGAGGCCGAGCGTGGCGACAAGGCGGGCGTGTTCAATCAGCCACCCGCCGGCGTTGTCATCGCGCCGGCCCTTCCGCACGATGTGCTGGCCGACAACTTCGCCGGGGTGTACGACGTGGTCAAGCCGCGTGTGACTGTTCCGCCCAGCGATGACGTGGTCGCGCCTTTGCGCCACGATGTCCAGGCAGTCACGCCGCCGGTCGGCGACCCGGGTGACGAGGAGCCCGGTGAGGAGGTGGCGCAGAAGCCGCCGCCGAACGCCACGAAGCCGGTGCTCGTCGCATGGCTGGCCGACAACGCGGTGACCGCGGATGGAAGTGACTACACCGCTGGAGAACTCGACGGCCTGAGTAAGGCGACTCTGTGGGCCATGATCAACGAAGTCGAGTGACGATGGGCTACTACAGCGTGGTTTGCGTGCCGTGCGTGGTCGACGGCCTGCACTACACGCACGTGCCGCCGCAACCGATCGTGGTCGACGACGACGCGGCCGCTGAGCTGGTCGGGTCGGGCGTGCTGGCCCCGTACCCGCCGACCGTCGAGGTCGTCGATGACGAAGGGGGCGGATCGTCTGACAACGAAGGCGCTGAATCCTCCGACGACACCGCCGAGCAGCCGGCGACCAAGCCGCGAGCACGGGCCCGCACGTATCGGGCGGACGTCGGCTGATGCCATACCCGTTCCTGACACTGACGCAATTCGGTGCCGAGTTCGGGACGTTGACGTCCGCCCAGTCCCTGACCGCTGATCGGCTTCTCGGGGTGGTGTCGGAATACATCCGGGCACGCAAGCCGGACGCCGATGAGGGCACCGCGGCGCAGGTGGTGTTCGAGATTGTGCGGGACGCCCTGAATTTTGGCCCGTACGAGCGGCTTTCGCATTTCGAGAACGAGACCAGCAAGCGCCGCGAAGCGGGGACGTTCGACTACGCGGCGAAGGTGTTAGATGAACTGCTGACTGATAAACACAAGCAGATGCTGGGTATCGCGCGGGTCGCTGAGCCGCTGTTCAACTTCCCGGAATGCGACTACTGACCGGTGTTCGCGATCGGTGATCAGCGCGTCGGCATCAAATGGCCGGGCGGCCCCGTGCTCGACGAGCACGGCGACCCGACGTACACCGAATACGGTGAGCCGATCATCGCCGACCCGGCCGTGGTGTGGGTCAACGGCGCGTGTTTCGAGATTCAAACCCCATCGGAGCAGCAGAATCTGACGGTCACCACGTCAGAGATCGGGTGGGCGTTCCTGCCCGTCGCCGATGGGCACGTGCCCGCCGTCGACGATGATGGTGAGCCCGCCCCGGCGGCGGTCACCGCGCTGACGTCGTCGCTGACGCTGCAGTACGACGGCCGCGACTATGTGATGCGCGGCGACGCGGTCCTCGAGAAAGACATCCGCGGCCGCCACGATCACGTGTTCTGCGTCTGTGAGCGAGAGCAGGGCTGATGGGCAGCAGTCCTGACGAGGTGTTCACAATGCTTCGCGGCGAATTCGACG